CAGGATGTTGCATGAAAATCAAGGTCCACTACAAGGACTGCGAAATAGATATGCACGATTGCGAACTTTAACCAATAGAGGATTGGATACTGTACGTCCCAATGCCACTGAGAGTTTTATCTCGGTTGAGGCACACGGGACGTCGCAGATGGAGATGATGGAAAGAATATTAACGATATTCTTAGAGAGGGAGCAGCACGTTGATAAGTGCAGCGAAGAGCTTGAAGGTATATTGCAGAGCTGGGCCGTAGAGGATAGATCAAAGACGAATCCAACTGAGAATGAGTTCTTTCCAACCGTTATACGCGGATATGGAGAAGATGAATTTCCACTGGTGCAGCGTCCAGCTGTTCTTACTCAATATGGTATGGATGCGATGTTAAACGCTGGCTCAAAGACCGCGGGAGTGGGCGTGCAGGCGGAAGATTTTGATAACGGATTTGTAACGCAGGTTGACAGATCCCCTTCGATTTCAACGTCTACCGACGCCATGGATACAAACAGATACGTTGATCTGAATGGAGTGCGTCTTAAGCTTAACCCCACATCCAAAGTGTCGGGTGTCGCTCACAAGGATGCAGGTGTATCATTCACAGAGTCGTGGGTTGATAGGTGGAGTGAAGCCAGGCGATACACGCCATTCACCATGTGCTCATCATATCTTACATGGCTAAGTTTGCTTGATCAGTCGGAACTGTCATGGGACACATGGGTCGAGCGTGGAGCAAAGAATCTACTATTGGGTGTCAGCTACCTGGCATGCGAATGGGCCTGCCGTAGCTGCCCCAGGATTTTAGGTAAGAAGAAGAAGCTATCAATAGCCAGCCTACTGAAGGCATGGCGGTCAGACGATAAAACATTCGCTGTTCCAAGTTGGATGGCTGAATGGAGAAAGCCAATGTCATACAGCTATGTAACAGCAGCTGATGTTGGTTATGCCAGCAAGAAGGAGGAGGGCAGAGCTCCAGATTCGTTGGAGCACGTTGTCAGACGCGACATTGGCTTAGCGGAGTGGTCACGCCAAACGCTAGGTGAAGCCATAGGTGGTGATCAGGTTCCGGAGACGCGCATGCCCTTCGTAGAGCGTTCGGATGGAGGATTTCCCCTTCAATCATCAGCACTAACAACTATGGGGCCGCTCAGATTCTATCTCTGCTTCTCTGTTGCCATGGAAACATGTGGGTCTTTACATTTGCCGAAGATGAATGAGTATTACATGTCCGTGAACCATTACCTTGGCAAGAACCCTGGTAGAGTAGGTCGTAAGTTAGGAAAGGTTGTGGTACAGATGGCCAGGCTATTACTGGCTGATGTCTCGTTAGACGTACCACTAGCTCAGATGCCAAAGGGTGAGGTAACTCCTTTCGTAACAGAGTTACAGCAGATGCATATCGATGACAACTACGCGCGAGACTACCTCTTGCATAATAATCGAGAGGCTGTCGACGCGATTGTTAAAGAGCATGCCAAACGTGAAGTGAGTGTGTCCCAAAAGCACGCGATAGCCATGGCAATTTGTGACAAGGCTCCGGAGCTCACCAGCACAATGTATGAAGTATTCAAAGAATATGGTGGCTCGGATGCTCAGATCAATAAATACCACGTCACGTCTTTCTCGCATCGCAAACTGGACGTAATAACCCACATGATGTCCGCGGGCTCAGTGGAGGGATATGTGCGATCATGTCAAGGCAGTCTACCAGTATCAGGTTATAAATCATACACCCAAAGAAGGATATTAGAGGGATTGGATACTAGTGCCTCCACGCGTGCTGTTGATCAGTTTGAGAGGGGCATCTGGGATCAGATCATGCCTTATGTGTCCATACCCAGTTACACCGATATGTATCACGATATGCACAATCTTTCCAATTCGAAATCTTCAGGTGGTGACAGGATACGTATCGCGAACTTGAAGCGAGGAACAATCCTAGGTGACGCGACAGACACGGTATCTGAGGGCTTCTCCTCTAATCGAAAGGATGTGATGCATTTGGACGCCGCATTGAAGATCAGTAAGGAGTACATGATGATCAAAGCGCCACCGGAGGCACCTTTCCCCGTTGGGCAGAGGTCTGTTCCAGCACGAAAACTGAGATACATCTATAACTTGCCCATCCCCCAGCAGATCGCGCTGTATAGATTATACAAGGCGATGGTTTCATTCATGGAGACTGATGATGTATATTCCCTGACCCATAGGGAGGGTGTGCCAATATTTGACTCATGTGATGAGATAAACGCATCCATAATGCTTGCGATGAATCCACTACTCACATCGTTAGCCATTGATGCGTCAAGTCTTGATCAACATATTGGCATAGCTCACCGTCGGATTTGGTTAGAGGCGTTAGAACACACCTTTGGTGGCCAAGTTGCCCAAGATGTACTGACCAAATTGGGGGTGGACTACAAGGACATTGTCAAGAACACGGTAGAATCATGGAATGACTCATACTACAGCGTTCCAGTCAAGGGAGCGCCCGAGCAGCTGTTACATGTTGATACACAACCATCAGGCGCGCTGACCACCGCGGTTGATAACTCCTTAGCTACAAAGGCAATGACGGATATGATGGAGAATGTCTGTGAGATGAAGTTTCTGATTAAAAGGGTGTGGGGAGATGACTTTTATGGCATTGTCCAGATACCCGCAGACGAAACTACTGTTAATTTTACGGATAAGCTAGATGCCGTAGGTTCGGATGCGGGACAAGTACTTGGCACCACAGCTGATTCCACGTCTGGAAGATGCGTGCACTACCTACAAAAAGCATACGTAGGCGGTCAAATCATTAGTCGAAGAATGGCGTATGACCATGAAAATGAAGTAGGTGGTGCGAGAATGCCTGGTATGATCGGGGAATTTCTAGATAAGGCACGTGATCTATGCGTACGTGGGGGCAATAAGACTCTGCTAAACATGCTACAATTGCTTACTGTAATTAACGGATCGCGCGCGACGCAGTATGGACGACAGGCGCTCGTAAAGTTCGATACAATGGCGGCAGCGGGCGGCACGTTAAATCGACTTTTGGTAGGCTTCAATTCCCCAAACTCGAAGCTTTATCTAGAACTGAACGCTGCGGCCGTTTTGGATGGTGAGCTTCAGTCTGATTTACAGCCAAAGCCGAAAGTGGAGGTTAGCTACAAGGTTGGTCGTAGAGTTTTAGATGACAAAGATCAAGTAGTAAAATGTAAGGTTGGTGGTGTGGAGACGGCGCATAGACTTGGTGAGCTACAGGATTCAGCTGATAAGGCGTTACTAGACCCGAGTCGTGTGAAGCACAGAGTTAGTGAACAACTCCAAGGTGCTCTAGGTACCAAAATCACTCGCCTATCATACGCTAATAGTGTTAGGGGTGGAGCAGAAATGGCCGTAGGAGACGTTCTGACCTCAAAGCATCTACTTAAGAAGTTCAGAGAGAAAGCACTACGTGACTCAAACTATATTGGATCATCGCTGAGAGATAAGCCTGAAGCCCAGGTTTTATCCACATCTTCCATTCATACCGGATTACGCGTTGGTAGATATCTGATAAAATACGCATTAAGTGATCAGTACATTTTGAAACTACCCAGAAACCCCAAGGAGCAATTCTGCCTGTTGGCAGGAGCGGCGCCATTACAGCACTTCCCTCAGCACTGGCACCCGTATTACACATATCCAAGGAATTACCGTATGCTGATGTCCCTACTAGGAATCCACACGTCAGCGAGACAGGAGTTAAACGTTAAGAACTTCATAAAGCGTTTCTCTCCAGGCAGATTCAGAAAGGACATCACTGCCGAAGAGGTCATGGAAGCTGTAAAACATACCCCTCCAGCACTGCACCGTGAGTTGCTGACTCTAATAGGTTTTTCCGACGGTGAAACTGAAAGTGCGATGGGGAACATAGCCAATATACCACTCTATCAGGACATAGCAAAAGCAGACGATTACGCTTCAATGCCCGATATAGCCAAATCATGCTCCTCTACGGTGATGCGAACCATTCTACAGACCACATCAAGCGCCGCGATGGCCGAAATAACCAGTCTGCAAGATATCCAATCAGTGATATTATCACACTCTGTATCGCTTTTGGCGGACGAATTGAATGTAGTATGCACCCTTCAAGAAACCGGATCGGGTGGGTACAATTTCATTCGCTTGCCAACTGTTTCGATATCCCGAGTTTAACTTCAAAATCGATGTGTGTAGCGAAA